TCAGATGTTTCGTTAGGAGGTAGATTGTTTGTATTTGGAACAACCGCATTTGGAAATGCAATAACAAGTGATGCAAGTTTCAATTCCCGCGTAATAGTAGGTTCGGATGTTTCGTTAGGAGGTAGATTGTTTGTATTTGGAACAACCGGATTTGGAAACGCAATAACAAGTGATGCAAGTTTCAATTCCCGCGTAATAGTAGGTTCAGATGTTTCTTTAGGTGGCAGATTGTTTGTATTTGGAACAACCGCATTTGGAAACGCAATAACAAGTGATGCAAGTTTCAATTCCCGCGTAATAGTAGGTTCAGATGTTTCTTTAGGTGGCAGATTGTTTGTATTTGGAACAACCGCATTTGGAAACGCAATAACAAGTGATGCAAGTTTCAATTCCCGCGTAATAGTAGGTTCAGATGTTTCGTTAGGAGGTAGATTGTTTGTATTTGGAACAACCGCATTTGGAAATGCAATAACAAGTGATGCAAGTTTCAATTCCCGCGTAATAGTAGGTTCAGATGTTTCGTTAGGAGGTAGATTATTTGTATTTGGAGATACTTCTATGAACGGTAATTTATTCGTAAAAGGTAATTTATTAGTCCAAGGAGGAACTACAAATATAAATATAATTAATACAACCACTACTAATTACCAATTAATAATCGGTGAAGATATTTCTTTGAATGGAAGATTATACACATCTGGCGATGTATCTTTAAATTCAAAACTCTTTGTCAATCAAGATGTCAGTTTCAATTCCCGCGTAATAGTAGGTTCAGATGTTTCGTTAGGAGGTAGATTGTTTGTAAATAATTCTATATATTTACCGGTAAATGGAAATATTTATGTTGGAAATGCGTTATTTACAGCAGGTAGTAGTAATTTTACTAATGATGTATCTATGAATTCAAAATTATTTGTTAACCAAGATGCGAGTTTTAATTCACGTGTTATAGTAGGTTCAGATGTTTCGTTAGGAGGTAGATTGTTTGTATTTGGAACAACCGCATTTGGAAACGCAATAACAAGTGATGCAAGTTTCAATTCCCGCGTAATAGTAGGTTCAGATGTTTCGTTAGGAGGTAGATTGTTTGTTCGGGGAACAACCGCATTTGGAAACGCAATAACAAGTGATGCAAGTTTTAATTCACGCGTCATAGTGGGGTTAGATGTTTCGTTAGGAGGTCGTTTATTTGTTTTTAACACAGCAACTTTCCAAACTGCTCCAGTTATGTCAGGTTCTAGTATTATCGGTTCAACAATCCCAATAGGATCAGTAGTAGGAACCGCGATGGATTTGACATCAAATCAAACAGCAACAGGAGTAAAGACATTCTCATTTGGTATAACGCTTGATGGAACAACTGGTAGTGGAAATACTGCAGGATCAATTCGTATTATCGGTAATAATGTAATAAACTTTGGTTATGACCAGGCAACAAAAGAAGGTAATGCAGGCAAAATTGGTTATCAAACATTTACTTCCGGGTATTTAGATATTATTGGTGCTGGAACAACAGGAACAACAAGAAATGTAAAAATATGGGATAACTTGACTGTTCAATCTAATATATATTGTATTGGTTCTATGGGAGTAGGAACGTCAGGTCCATTATATAAGTTAGATGTTCAAGGTAACGGACGCTTTACTTCAACATTGGATGCGTTATCATTTAATGCAACATCAGATTATCGAGTAAAAGAAAATATATTAGAACTTAACAGCAATTATTGTGTAGATAATTTAAAACCGGTTACCTATTTAAATAAATTGGTAAATAAAAAAGATATCGGGTTTATAGCTCATGAAGTTCAAGAACATTTTCCTGAATTAGTAACCGGCGAAAAAGATGGCGAACATCATCAATCGTTGAATTATCTTGGTTTGATAGGTATATTGACAAAAGAAGTAAAAGATTTAAAAATGCAAATGCGAGACCTTGAGTCTAAATACGATTCTGTATTAACAAAATTATCAGCAGCTGGTATAGAATAAAATAAATCATAAATAATCAAATTATTTATAATTTCAAAATACGAACTAGCAAACTACGCAGAACACATCTCACAAATCTCATCTTCATCCACCAAATCATCCCCCGATACTACCTTTCCACCCACCGCCTCTGGTTCAATCGTAAACTGTTGTGCTTGATGTCTCGCTCTCCGCCTCAAATAATAAATACCCGTCTTCAATCCCTTCGACCACGAATAGAAATGCATCGAAGTCAAATTACTATAATTCGGGTCCTCCAACCATAAATTCAAACTCTGACTCTGGCAAACAAATACTCCTCTATCTGCCGCCATATCAATAAGTACCCTCATCGGAATCTCCCAAACCGTCTTATATCGTTCCTTTATTTCCGCAGGAATTGCCTCGATATGCTGAATCGAACCATGATTCGCAATTATATTATTCTTGATTTTCTCATTCCATAAATCCAAATCAATCAAATCCTTCATCATATATTTATTGGCTAAGATAAATTCACCCGCTAACGTGCGACGATTATAGATATTCGACGTAATCGGCTCAATACATTCGTTGTATCCCAGAATCTGCGATGTAGATGCAGTTGGCATAGGTGCCAACAAAAGTGAATTTCTCAGACCGGATTTCTTGATGCGTTCTTTCAAAGCCGACCAATCGTATCCCATCAAAAGAGAGGATTCATCGAGCCCCCATAAATCAAACTGGAGTTTTCCTTCGGATGCAGGGCATCCTGACCAACTCTCATATGCGCCATCCACTTCAGCCAATTCACAAGAACGCTCAACTGCTGCGTGATAGATTGTTTCGAAAATCCGCCGATTTATCATGCGAGCTTCGTCGCTAGCAAATGGAAGACCCAACATCATAAAAACATCGGCCAAACCTTGGATACCGATACCGATTGGACGGTGTCGCCTATTACTACGTTCGGTTTTGGGTGTAGGATAAAAATTCACATCAATAATACGGTTCAAATTATAAGTGACAACTTTGGTAACCTCGTGAAGCTTCTCGTAATCGAATGCAACTGTTCCATCCTCGAGAGTTCGGATATATGTTGGGAGACCGATACTGGCAAGATTACAAACTGCGGTTTCCTCTGCATCTGAGTACTGCACAACTTCTGAACAAAGGTTGCTCGATTTAATAGTTCCCAAATTTTTCTGGTTTGATTTTTTATTACACGCGTCTTTGTAAAGTAAATAGGGTGTTCCTGTTTCCATCTGAGCATCCAATACCTGAAACCATAAGTCGCGTGCTTTCATCGTTTTACGTCCTTTTCCTGCTAATTCATATTTTGTATATAATTTAACAAATTCATCGCCGTAAACATCGGCTAAACCGGGGCATTCGTCTGGACACATAAGAGTCCATTTGCCATCGGTTTTTACGCGTTCCATGAAAAGGTCGGGAACCCAAAGTGCGTAAAAAAGGTCACGTGCCTTTAGTTCTTCGTCTCCGTGATTTTTACGCATTTGTAAGAAAAATTCGACATCCGCATGCCATGGTTCCAAATAAATGGCAAATGAACCATTTCGCTTACCACCGCCATTATGTACAAGTCCGTTGTGTAATAAATAATCATGCTGTTTTTCCATTTGTAAATCATAAAGAACACCTTCATAATTTGTTGTCTTAATATTTTGTATACGTGTTAATAAATAATTATCATGTGACATAAATTTGAAAAATTGTGTCTTTTCATCAAAATCAATATTCAATAAATCGCATATTTCGCGAGTTTTTGGAATTCGAAGACAATAACTGATTTTTTTATTCTCAATAATTCCTCTTTCAGTCTCATATTTTTCACCAATACGGTCTCTAATATAACCACTAGTTAATAATCCCATTCTCATGCAAATATAACGAACAGATTCAATCAGATTTAGTGATGTGCTATCAAAAACAACTTCTTTTTTATTCGAACCATCCGTATCTAAAAGTCCCTTTAAAATATATTTCGCCTTTTCTAATGGTAAGTTTAGCCATTTAGATAAAACGCGTTTTTGTTTAGTTTCGTCATAAAAGTCGGCATATCGGAATGGGAGATGGATATTACGATTCCAACGAAGGCATGTACTGTTTCCATCAACCGCGATTTTATATTCAACTAACCGTTCATCAAAATAATTTTCAATAAATTTGCGTATATGGTTCTTTGTTGTCGTATGCATAGAAACATAACCAGATGTATCGGTTTTATTTGACATAGAACCGTCTCCCATAATAACTCCATACATATAACAATCTTCTGCTGAAATATTCGATATATCTTTTTCATAATTTGGGATAGAGTATACAATCATATCGGTATCGTCTAATTCACCTGCATCAATCCATTCAAATTGACATATATTTTTAGAAAGTCGTTTTTTTATGACATTATAATTCAATACTTTTTGTTGTCCGCGTAATACATAAACTGGATGTTGTGGAGTAATTCGAAGTGGGTGAATTGAATGTAGGGTTTCAATTTCTAAAAATTCGCCACTATACGAATGTTCCAATACGTTTTGGATTGTTTCTACATCTCCTGTCAAATTAACTATTTCTGTCTCTCCAGAAATACAGTCTTGAATTTGTTTAGGACCTTGGCTGGTATATATAATAGTCTCTGGATGAACACATTGGTCAACGTATTTGGCAGTATTATTGAATACGCGCAACATCGGAACAAGTCCATTCGAATTTCCATTTGTTCCACGAATATGTGAACCAGATGCGCGAATATTATGTACATGAAGACCTATTCCGCCTGCCCATTTCGAAATCATAGCGCAATCTTTAAGTGTATTATAGATACCTTCGATGCTGTCATTTTCCATCGCCAAAAGAAAACACGATGAAAGCTGTGGGCGGGGAGTTCCTGAATTAAAAAGAGTGGGTGTTGCATGTGTAAAATATTTTTGAGACATTAGTTCATAGGTTTCTTGAATACGGTCAAGGATTTCGACATTATTAGGGTAGTTGTCTATTGCATGAATACCGACGGCAACGCGGAGCCACATATGTTGAGGACGCTCAACCGTAACTTTATTTATTTTCATCAAATAAGCTCTCTCTAAAGTTTTCATTCCAAAATAATCAATCAAATAATCACGGTCATATTGACACATCGCCTCCAATTCAGCACCATAATCGCGGACAAATTTAATCAAGAGGTCTGAAACTAAGGGTGCTGGTTTATCATGTTTATCGCGGTATTCATAAAGTTGGGTCATAACATCAACAAAAGATTCAGAAGTATTTTTATGGTGATTGGAAACGGTAATTCGTCCAGCCAAAACATTATAATCGGGATGGATTGATGACATAGAAGCACATTGTTCAGCAGATAATTCATCTATTTTTGTAGTAGATATTCCATCATAAAGCTGGTCGATAACTTTCATGACGAGATTAGTATAGTTAATTTTAATTCCAGCTTCTTGCCCCAATTTTTTTATTCTAGTTAAGATTTTATCGAATGATACAATTTCGCTATCACCATTACGCTTGGTGACGTACATTTCATCTTCAAGTGTAAACTTTGAGGGGCTGGACATCTGAACCAATATAGATATATGTAGAAAAATATATCTATATTATTTTGCAAGTTAATTAAATTATCTACCTCTACCTATACAAGGTCCAAGTTGAGACGATGAAAAGAAGCCCCCATAGCTTGTTACTTCAACCGCCATTCTTCTTTCCTTGACGGCAGCCATTAATTCAGACTTATATAAATAATGACTACCTCCCCCACATCTAAAGTTTCCGTCTGGAAGTTGATGCCAACAAAAGCCAGCGCTACATGGTTCAGTGTAATCATCTAATATTTTATCTAAGTTTTTATTTTCTTCAACATCTTTTAATAATTTTAATATTTCATCCATTTTATCCTCTATTTTTCCGAGTCCATTTGTTATATCCTTACTAACATTCGACAAATTATCATTTAATCCCTTAAATCCTTTACCTAGACTACTAGATATATCTTTTAAGCCGGATTCCATAGAATGACGCATATTATCTGCTGACTTTAGATTTTCAGCCTGTATTTTAGCCAATTGTTCTCTTTGTAATTTTGCAAGATTTGCTTGTTGTTGTAGAGACAACTTTGAATTTCTATTATCATTTTCAATTTGTTGTTTTTGCAAATTAGATAAATGTTCCATATGTTGTTGATGAAGAATTTTGTCTTGTTCCATTTTAGCACGTTGCATCATAATATTTTGTAATTGGTCCTGTTGTCTATCTGTTCTACTTCCTTGTAAAATAGAAAGCTCTTGTAGTTTAATTTTTCTATCTTCTAATCTTGCGTTTGCTTCCGACAAGTCTTTTTTGGCTTGTAAAGCGGCTGATTGTAATTTAACAAATGCATTTGTTGTTGTATTAAGTTCTTGTCTAATTCTTGCTGATTCTTTGACTGCATTTTCCTTTTCTTTCTCAGTCATCTTAATTTTTTTTTCTTCATTTTTAATATTTGCCATATTTTTAGCAATTTTTGCATAATTGGTAGTAATTTTTTCCATTTGTGGAGCCGCTTGAACAGATAATTCTTTTTTAATCATGGAAAAATATGCAACCTCATTTTTACAAATACCAATTATTTTACCGTTTTTATAAATTGCAAATTCACCAGTACTTAATTTTTTTGCCGCTCCGCTTTGTAAATATGCATCGCCGAGTTTTTTTGTTGTTTGTTGTTTTGCTTCAGCTTCACAAAATTTGGCTAATACTTCATCTGATAAAGAAGAGATATTTACATTTGAAGCTGTTAATTTATCTATTAATGATTTCATGATAGATTCACTTTTATTGGTAACATTAATTTTTGCTAAAGATTTTTTTATTTTTGCTTTGTCTGCATCACTTTTATTTTGAGAAATGGCGGACATTTAGTATAATATAAATATATATATATATTAAAATGTCAACTGAACAAAATATATCTGAACATCCTGACCCAGCTGATCCAAACTATTTAAATAACTATTTTGAATTAGTATTTGGAAGAAAATATAATGAAGCAAATGAAAAATCAATATTAGACGGATTGAAACAACAGGCGGAAATTTCTGGCGACGATTATGAAGTCAATCTTTATGAAATAAAATTAGCATGTCTTCCTGGTGCTGTTTTTGATGAAAAGTTGCAAAATTATTGCTATAATATGATTTATTATTATGAAACAAGAATAAAAGATGTTGAGAAGTTGATTGATAAAATGTCAGTAGGAAGTGGATTATCATTTGCTGCTGATTTAGCAATTATGGATCAACAAGCTAATGGAATAGATGATATCATTGATAAAGAAGAATCATTAAGAAGTATAGATGAATCTACTAAAAAAGATGCAATAAAGAAATATAAAGAACAAGTTGGTAGCAGGTCATCTGATGTTATGAATAAAGACTATGATAATAGAAACCGAACCATAAGATATACGCTATTAATAAATGAGTACAAAGAAAAGATTAAAACGATAAAACAAGAGCTATCCATTTATGGAGCTCCACCAATAGAAGCAATTAAAAAAGATGTTGTAGCATCTTCTGATGAAAATAATGAGTGTAGCTGGCCAACAGATTGTACTAACGATTTAATACAGCAATATTTAGCAGAACATCCGGAATCATTACTAACTGAGAGTGGTATAAATGAAGAAAATAATATTAATAAAATTTCTGGTGGTAACAGAAAATACACAAGACATAATTATGTAGCGAAACCCCAAATAGTAAATAAAACTAGGAAAAACACGATGATTGGAGGAATTGTTGAAATAAATAAAACTCTTGAACAACTTGGAGAACTCGACAAAAAATTATCAGAAAGCGGTTCAATAATTGCGATGGACCCAGTATTTAATGTCGCATACAACAGTATATTATTCACTATTAATTACATAAAAAGCAATAATTTACTTGTTTCTGACTCTGAACTTTACGATTTTTTATATGACGATGTATCTACATTAAAACAAATAGGAGAAAAGTATATTCGTGAAATATACGAATCAGAGAGATTAAATGATATGAAAACAGAAGGGTTAACGTTAGTTGGAGGGTCTAAACCGTCAGACCAAAGTATTGAATATATCAAACGTACAATAGCAAGCAATCCAAGAGAAGGATTTAATGAACTTAATAAAGAAATAGATCGCAATAACGACTTTAATATAAAAGGTTTTTGGGAATGGCTTGCTATTTTTATTGATACTAAATTAGATTTAGCTCTAACTACATATAATCGTACAAATGATGTAAATTATAAATTAATTGTATATACTAAATTATATGATATTATTGAAAGATTAAACAGTTTAAATAATGGATATGCGTCATTTATTTTTTATGACGATAACGGTAATAGTACTCGTATGTATAACGTAATACATAAAGCCAAAGACAAACTGATGACGTCTGATAATGAATTAGCTCGTTTATATGTTGATTTATCAAGACTAGTCGATACTAAGAATAATGCACAACAAATACAACAAAAACTGCAAGATAAGCAAGTCAAACCACAATCGCCTCTTTCAAACAGAGCAAAGCAAGAAGACAAAGACGATGATATTGATATAGGCGATATCGATAATATTGATGTTAATACTGGTGCCGATGATGATGTTGATAGTATTATGTCAAAAATAAAGGGCAGCGTTGTAAATCCATGTATTAATAAAATAAAACAACTATGGAGTTATTTAAGAAATCTTAATAAATCTGAAACGGATGGAAATTCACAACCAAAAATATCTAACCTGAATCAAATATCTGCTGGTCTACAAAAACCACCTGAACCTGATAAATTGCAACCTGTTCAAAAAGAAATATGGAATAAATTGCCACAAAATTTAAAGAACAAGGTCATGTGGGGACTAGACCCAGAATCGCTTAACAAACAGTTTGATATTTTGAATAAAGAACATGAATCTCAAGAAATGGATAAAAAAAAAATAGAAGAGATTTCAAGTGCTATAACTGCAATTTCAAAAGAATATGAACCGGTTATTAATCAATTTACAGAGTTAGCGAAACAATATTCAGTTCAATTACAAAAATTACAAAAACAATTAGACGAACAAGATTTGATTATAAAATCTAGCGATGAAAAAATATTTTCATCGCGAATAAAAATAACCGAAGGTTTCGAAAATATTATTAACACAAATGACGATAATAATACATTAGAAGTCGAAATTTTTAGTACAGTTGATTTGTCAAGAACGGAGTTTCTTGAAACCGTTACTCCAATAAATGAGTTTCAATCAAAAATAGACAATTTGTATATCAAAAAACAATTGTATTATTTTACAAAAACATGTGACGAATTGGACTCTGTGCCACAATGGAGGTCTATGCTAGTTAGATTAATATATTCTTATATGAAGGGATTTTTGATTTCTCCAAATGTAAATCCATCAACTGGTAAAAAAGAACCGTTACAAAATAAACCAGGTTACCAATATTTTAATATAATTTTGAAAGGAAATCCTGGAATCGGAAAAAGTTATAGTTCAGAAAAGATAGGTTTGGCATTAATGTACTCTGGACTATTAACAAAAGGGAAGCTTATACCTATAAAAAAACCAGAAATAATAGGGCAATATACCGGACAGACTGCACCAAAGGTGTATAGTGAATTATCCGGTTCGATGGGAAATATAGTATTTTTAGATGAGGCTTATTCAATAGCTGGAAAAATGGATGAAACTAAAGGTACATATAATGAATTTGGACAAGAGGCGTTGGATGCTATTACTGATTTTACATCTGAACATATTGGATTGTTTGGTATAGTTGCAGCAGGATATGCATATGAAATGCAAAAACAGTTTTTAGATGTTAATATTGGGTTACCGAGAAGATTTCCTACTGTTTTAACATTAAACCGTTATGATATGAATAGTTATTGGAAGATAATTAAGGGCTCACTCATAAAAATTTCACCAGTAAATCAAGTAAATGAATATCATCGCGCATGTTTTGAAATATTAAATATATTATTTAATAATGGACCACAGAGTGAAAACCACTCGTTTCTTTCTAATTACAACCCTTTGTTAAAGCTTAGTAAAAATTTTGACACTTTATACAATTCTCTTATACAGCAAATTAAATTGGGTAGTATAAACGTAAATTTACAATTTAATGATGTTTTATATCCAGTTATATCTTTAACCGCCGGCGAATCGGGTTCTTACAATAATAAAAGTTCTAATAATGTTAGTTTTGTTCCGTTTGAAAAATATATAACAGGATACACAGATATTATTTCTGGTAAAAAACAAGATTTGGAAATAGAGACAACTGCTTCATTTTTGAAGTCTTTTTTTTTATTTTTATATACTGGATTATTGAATGGAGACCCTTTTAGAAGTCAGGCAGATAATCTTACAAAATTTGGTGAAACCATATTGAACGATAAAATATTTAATGGTGGTAAAAAGTTTGAATCTAAATTAGAACAAGACAACGTTATGAATTTTGCATGGATAGAATATATTTATTTCAAATTGTATTTTCTTAAAAATCCTAATAATATCAGTATTAATAATATTGAATATGTGTTTGAGAACAGAGATGAATTAGAATCGCAGATGATTTCAAAAATGACGGAAATAATTAAGTTTTCAGAGTCTAGAATACGAGATATACCCCTAGTTGCGCAATTAAAACAATTAAATAATAAAAGGCTTACTGTAAAAACAAAGGCTCTTTATAATGAATCTGATGAAGAGCGTAAAAAGAAGGCACGTTTGGTAGAACCAGATTTAGAAAAAAATGATTCAATACCACCTTCTGTTCAAGAATCTATTGAAAATACTAAAGTTCCACCCCCCCAACCAAGTGAAGTAAACACCCAAAAATCAGTACCAATCAATCGCGAAGAAGCAAAAAAAATATTAACAGATATTTATAAAGTTCATGAACCGTCAAAATTGGTGGATGTTGAAATGCTTTTGAATAAATACACAACTGGGGAAATGAAAGATAAAGGTCTAGATGTTTTGATTAAAAGAGCAAAGGAAAAATATACTCAAGGTGGGGGTGCGCAATCAAAATTATCATTCAATATTACTGTTACTAATCTAGGCAATAAAGATGACTTGATACAACGCGTTATTAATGCACATATAAAATTATTTAAATTTAATGCAGGCGAAGATATAGAAAAGGATAAGATAACAGCAGAGTCAAAGATAATATCTGATTTACTAGGTTTGAAATTTAAAACAAATAGATTAACAGATATTGATACTTTATATTTATTTATAATATTATCAGCTTATATTACCGCTTGCGAAGAATATATTAGACCCGAATCTGCATTCAAAACAGATGGATGGTGGTTTTTCGACAAAGCACATTTCGAAAAAATAATAAGAGTTTTAGATATTAAAAAAATAATAGAAATTTATAATAGTACTGTTTCGGTTCTTCCGGTTCCAACCGCAGAAGTAATACCGCCTTCTAACGAAGCGTCTACAGGAGTTTCTATACTGTCAACTATTCTTGGTGTAAATCAACCAAATCTTACATCACCATCTCAACCGATTGATAATACAAACCCCTCTCTTAAACGCGCAGCTTCAGAGGGGGGCAATAAAACCCGTCGCCCAGTATATAAGACAGTTTCTGGAAAACTAACACGAAACCGACGATACTTTTAATCATAGTTTTCCAAAATGTAGTTAATCTCTATTCGTGGATAAATGTATTTATCCACGAATAGGATATGGGGTCTTCTGTAGATTTTTATCCAAATGGATACAAATCTAACGATAGGCCTTTAATAAGTACATTTTGGAAACTTGGCATGCCTGTGGAATAAAGATTAAATTGATATCATTTGATAAATTATAATATATTTATCAAATGAATTCAGAAAACATCTAATTTTACTCTAATTTAACCAAACAAATAGAATTCGTTAATGGCATGTTTTCAAGAACATAATTCATAGAATCATTTTGGCTAATTGCCATTTTCTGTATCTTTTTCTTAGTATTGCGATGTTCATAACCATTTATTCTTTCTTTTTCAATTATTTCCCAAGTTGATTTTATCTTTGTTATTGCGCGGTTAAACCATTCTTTATTTCTTTGTATTAATACACAAGAATATTCATCTAAATACCAATAATTTGTCGCAAAAAGAATAAAATCATCTCTTCTCATGTCTTCGCGAGTTTGGAATATCCATTCTGACACAGAATTTTTATCCAAAGAAATATCCAACGGCATATATTTATAGACCGGTTGAGAACCTCTCTTCATATTTTTTTCAATAAAATGTAATATAACACCCCTGTAATCACGTTCAATATCTTCATAAAACAACGCTTCATCTTTGTATTCTAAGAATCGGGTTTCCATAAAATCGCATTCATCCAAATCACATGTTTCCATTTGAACTTGTGTTTGAATCCAATATTCTTCTTTTGGAACACCAGTTATATCACGGTTCACAATATTTTTTATTTCTAACATTCTACCATATCTAACTTGATTTGACGGTTCTATATTGATTCCATCTGGAGATGCGCCTATAAATGGATATTTTGGATGTTGAATACACCCAAATTCGCCAACTTTTGTATTAAATAATGATTCATATAACATAACAGTTAATGGTTCGTATTTATTTCCCCAATGTAGTGCGGTTTCGGTATTAACGAATACATTTTCATTTTCAGTTAATGGCTTACATTTCTCATAAATCAAGCTATTTGTTTGCGAGTCACTTCCAAGTGCTTTCCAAATGCTGCTGGCACTTAACAAATTATATCGAAATTCATACCATTCCTTTGTTTTTTGTTTAGGTTGTGGGGCATTTTGTAAATCTGCGATTTTTTCAGATAAATTTTTCCGGCTTTCCTCGTTATCTATACCATCTAACAAATCTACAGTATAAGTTCTAGATCGTTTTGGTATTGGACTAAATAATAAATATACTTCCAACACTTGTTCAATAAACTCATATAGTTCGCTTTCAAAATCATTATCGTCTCTTGTATATAATCCTGCATTTTCCCATTCTATTAATAAAACGTCGCATATATGTTTTGTCATAGATTCATAAAATTTCGGTGAAGAAAATTCTATCAAATTATCATGTATAAAATCGTCCATTTGGACAAATATGTCCGCCGTTATGTCTGCTATATCTGTTTCATTTAATTCATCCAACAAACAAATACTCACGATAGAATTATTTGTTGTATCCGAATTTATAGATGAATTATCCGGTTCATAGTCCGAATCATGCATTTTACTATATTTATTATATTATAATATAATATTTCTATATTATTATCAAGAATTCAATTTTCTCCCTATATATTAATTGTATTTTTTTCAGTAATACGTTTTGGTGTAAGTGACTTGAGTGTTGATACTCGCTTTGAATCGATAATTTTAAGCGTAAAATTATGTGTTGCTGTATTAAAATGTAGTGCAGGTATAGACGTTATCTCACGTTTTTCCTTGTCGTAGATTACATCCTTCGCTTTTTGTAGCTTGCTCTTCTCAAGGCAATCTAAGAAAAAATTCTTGAGGGCTTTTATATCTTTCATAGGAAAGGCATGCTCTTTTCCGTATTTTTCGGCGAATTGATGCAACTTTTGTATCTTGACTGTCTTGTCCAATTTATTCCAAGTTTCTGTTTTATTATGTTGCTTTTCTTTTTCAAGTATTTGGTCAATAGTATTGTATGAGATTTCAGTTGATTCAGTTGAATAAATATTAATTATGTTTTTATATTTTGAAGCGACTGGGTCTATTTTGGATTCATTTTCACTAGATGGAACGTCTTTTGAAACGGTTGATGAAATATTTGGAAACATATTAATACGTTTTGGTCTTTATATTATAATAACATAATGAATGTTTATCTCATTTTTAAATATAATAAAATTTACATCAAGTTTATTATATTATAACCTCATTATATCAAGTTCTCAATAAGGCTTTTATCTGGTCCATTTACATGCACAAACATCGGCATGGCACTTTTATATATAATTAATGTTGCATTTTCTGTTTTATCTACAGTAAACCATTTCATATCAATCGAAACGGTATTCAAAAAGAGAAGGTTCTCATAATCTAGTTCTATAATATCTTGGTTTGATAGAAATCGTTCTGTCCAATAACGTTGGTCTTCGACCTTATCAATATATATATATCCCTCCATGCATTTTTGTAAAGCCCAAACGCGGCCGATAAACATTCCGCTATTTAAAAAAGAGAATTCTTTATTTGTAATTGGGTATTTTTCTGCCAATTGTGTATCCGGTTGACACAGACATTCCGCGCCAAATACAATCGGTTTTGAGAACGTCAAAAACCTTTGAATAATTTCTGCTTGATTTCCGCAATAAACTACATCATATGCATCTGTAAATAAAACTATATCATCTGGCGATAAATCGGGACGTTTCAAAAAGTCTGCTACTTCTCGCAATTTCACGCCGAAATTTCCGTATCCTTCCCATCCGATTAGACGGTTTTCAGCTTCACCAAGAATAGTAATCGTTTCACCCATCGCATTTATTCGGGTTTTAATTGCCTCGAGAACTCTGTGGGGTTTTGTTGCCACCGTTATATAATGTATTTTTGGCATGTATAAAAAAATACAGAGAAAAATCTTTATATCTTAATATCATAAAGTTCATTACAAATATTGCGCAATCTTTGCCAATATTTTAATATTTCTATCAACGGGGTTTGGTCTACATATGGAAGCAAACCATAGTCTGCCTTGAATTCTTTTTGCATAATATCGTCAAATTGGATTCCCACTACAGCCCGTAAATATGTATCATGTTTATAGATGTCTATGTTCTCTTTGATGTATTTATCAAGTTCAAATACATAGGGTTTCAACGCTGTTTCGTCGCTTAGACTTGGCGGATTAGGGACGCGAATTTGCGTTTGTTGATATTTGATAGACCCTGTAATACTATCACCATTATCCTCAATCCTATAATTATATAGGGGGTCTGTAATACGACCAAATGCGAAGTTTTCTCCAGACCTTCGTAGATATTCCGCAAAAATAATATCGCAACATTTATTATCGAGAACATCGTCATATTTGGAAATTACATTAAAAAATCTGTAAAATGTAGAATAACTAACACAATAACACCAATACTCATGGCGGTGTTCATGGTGGAATTTTCCAAATGTGCTTTCATAAATACCCGCTAACATTTTGCCAGTTATAACTGAACATTCTAACAGCCCTTGATGTATTGTCTTTGCAAATATTTCTACACGATTGATTTGATATGTATCATCATCGTCGCAGAACATTATCCATTTATGACCATTTTTTTCGATTTCATTCAATAATAAATACATATGACGCATTTGTGGAGTCTTTTTTTCCTGTATTTTAATAACGGGGGTTTTTGGAAAATGAATTTCCGTTATTAATTGCACAAATTGATTCAATAGGTCATTATTCTCAAAAGATATGGATATATAAATTACCGCAGGATATGTTTGATTCGCTAATGATAATAAGCACTCTTTTAAATATTCTATTCTTCTTGGATTTGAAATATGCGAAGCAATAACGATACAAAGTTCTCGATTCATCATTATTAATTAATTAATACAATTATTTTTATATATTTTGAGAACCATAAACAATATAGAATATTTGTTGTATTTTGATTATTATATTTATATTTGAATAAAATAAAAGAAACAGATTCACAAACATGATAACATTTATTACATCGTTTGTTGATATATATGAAAGCACGTTTGAAGATAAAACCATAGATTGGCGATTTAACAAATTCAAAGACTTGGCAGAAACCGGTGTTCAAATATGCGTTTATGTTAGTCCAGAATGTTATATTCAATTAATGGACTTTATACAGCCTTATCCGAACGTGCGTGTTATGAAACAATTTCGTATTAATAAAACTTTAGTAGCAAAAGCGTGTGAAGGAGTCGATTATTCTTTGCCTGAACATCGCAATATACCAAAGGATGTTCCTGATTATATGATGCTGATTAATTCAAAAGCGGAATTTATGTATGACGCTGTTCAGAAAAATCCTTGGGGTTCTACTCATTTTGCCTGGATAGATTTCAGTATTTCCTATGTTTTTCATAATAAACCCGAAACATTCGAATATTTGAAAATTTTGGCTAAGAGAACATTTATAAATGAACCCTTTTTACTATTGCCTGGGTGCTGGGATAAATTACCTGCTGGTGAAGTTGGACAAATAATGAATGGCGTATATTGGCGATTTTGCGGCGGTTTTATGTTAGGCGATGCTAGCTCAATTATTAATTTTTATCATTTATATAATGAATTTTTCCCCATTTTTATGAGAACACATAAAAAACTAGTATGGGAGGTTAATTTTTGGGGATGGTTGGAAGCGAATACTGACTGGAATCCACGATGGTATTCTGCGGACCATAATGATTCTATTATAAAAACACCTGTTGATATTTATACGATTTCTTTGAAAAATGAGCTTGCTATTAAAGAGTATTCTTATCCAAAAATAGACACATATGAACCCATGCAGGCTTCTTTTATTCATTATAACGGTCGTAATATATTGAATACACGTTATGTTAACTATTGGTATTTAGATTCTGGTCACTGTCATATTAAGCATCCAGAGGATTTTATTATTAGTAAAAATCTGGTTGCAGAATTGGATGGGGATAATATACCTTTGGTTATAAATGAAATGGAATTTCGCGAGATGCAAAACTCAACGGTAGGTCTTGAGTCGCGTCGGTGTTATTTTTATGGATTGGAAGATATCCGTTTGTATGAATATGAGGGGAAATTAAAATTTATTGCTACTAATATTGATTATTCGCCAACTGGTTCAAACCGGATGATTGTAGGGGAATATAATCCAGATACATTATCATATTCTAATTGTAGGATTACAGAACCACCATATCAAAGTTGGTGCGAAAAAAATTGGATACCGGTTGTTTGTAATGTGGATTTAGAGAACCCGGAACTGATTGAAAACCGCAAAGAAACCGAATATTTCATTTATAAATGGTATCCTATGGAAATTGGAAAACTTGACCCAGGTACATATAAATTAAATATAGTTCATAGTTATCCTATTAAGGCACCTGAATTTCATAGGGCTAGAGGTTCAACTCGATTTATTGATAGAGGCGATTATTTAGTAGGGTTGGTTCACTTAAGTGAGTGTACATTACCTCGAAGGTATTATCATATAATGGTTGCTCTTGACCGAAATACATTAAAACCTATTAAATATTCGGAAACATTCTGTTTTTTACATATAGGAATTGAATTTTGTATAGGTTTTGATATTAAAGATGGGAAATATGTATTTTGGATTTCGACATGGGACCGTAATCCTATGATGGTTCAGGTACCTATTGATAAAATACCGCTGGTATTTGATTTTTGAATCATTTTAGTTAACATTTACTCAGAAATCCTTACCATTTGTGGTAAGGATTTCTGAGTAAATGCACGCCAAGTTTCTAAAATATACTTATTTAAGAACATTTTGGAGGACTATGGTTAAATAATAAATATCATCATTATTTAACTAAGGTAAATGTCTATTAATATTGAGGAATTAATTGCTGATAAAATACCATTATCCGACAAAGAATATTTAGTTATAGAAATTAATTATTGCAAAAGTAATGGTAAAAAGCAATATAGCGTTGTTAATATACATAAGAATACATTTGTTCATGATGTTATAACTGACGAAAAACCTATTTTAGATGAAAGTAAGCTTACTGATATATTAAGAGATTTTCATAGTCAAACTATATTTAAAATATCTATATTTTTTGATAATGATAATGTTCGATTATATAATCATGAATTTACACAAATAGGAGATGATGAAACCTGTCAAATCGGTAATGTTATATTAGAAGAAGACGATATTGAAATTCATGGTGAAAATGATGAAATTAATAAAAAGGAAATACAAACGATAAACACTACGGAAAACGAACAACTTTACAATGATTTTGAAGATTCTAGAATAGAAATAGATGCTGTAATAAATAGCATAGAAAATTTTTTGAATCACATTATAGGTAAAAATAGGGACGATGATGATGCTCAACAATATTTGTCAAAAATAAAAGACTTTGATGAATTATTGATTGAAAAAATTGGCGATTTTTTGAAACAACAACCTCGTCAAGAAATGCGAAAAGCAGATAATAATATTTCATTTTCAATATTTACAAACTTTTACAATTTTCATAATGATTGGGATAAAATTAAAAAGAATATGGGAAAAGTAAGCACAGATTTATTTGTAAATGATGATACATGGTGGGCAAATTTCAAAACTAAAATTAAGAATTATCTTACAGAATTAAAAAAAATTAAAAAAATATTTGGGGTTTATTTAGTAAAAATGCCAACAGAAAATTATGAATATAAAGGCGGACGAAGAAAAACAAAAAAAAAGAGACTGGTCATTAATAAAATGCGTAATACGAAACGTAAATTACAATAGTTTAGCGTAATTTGTTTATTATAAATTATTTTGTAAGAATAATATATAATGCCACTACAATACAATATAACCGTTGAAAAAGATGAAAATGCTGCTTATATTACGGATATAAACAAAACTAATATAGATAGTATGTCAAATAAAGCTATAAAAGTTAACCTTACAGATGCTAACGTGGATATAAATGCGTCAATCGAAACACTTAAAAAAATGGAAGAAAAACAAGTTGATGGTGTTGCAAGCCCAACCAAGACTGTTGCAAGCACAACCAAGACCGAAGTAAGCCCAACCAAGACTGTTGTAAGCCCAACCAAGACTGTTGTAAGCCCAACCAAGACTGTTGCAAGCCCTCCCAAACCGGAAGAAAACCAATCGGATACTGAAGGAAACCAAGATAATAATGATGATGGTGTTGCAAGCCCAACCAAGACTGTTGTAAGCCCAACCAACACGGAAGTAAGACCAACCAAGACGGAAGAAAACCAATCGGATACTGAAGGAAACCAAGATAATAATGATGATGGTGATGTAGAATCTATGCGAAATCTTTTTGGTAATGAAGAACTCGGCGGTGGTAGAAATAAACAATCTAGAAGATTACGCAGAATAGTAAAACACAAAACCGGTAAACATAAAGGAGGCAAGAAAACTAGAAGTTCTAACAAAAAATATCGGTCGACAAGAAAAATACATAAACGTTAACCATAGTTCTCAAAAATATACTTAATCTCTATTCGTGGATAGACCTTAAATAAGTACATTTTGGAAATTTGGCATGCCTTCACTCAAAAATCCTTACCATGAATGGTAAGGAATTCTTAGCACTTCCCCACGCAATAATTTGCGTTGGGAATAAAGGTTGAACAATATATTTAGTGTTAGTCATATTAATAAATTCTTGTTACTAATTTACGTAACAAGAATTTTCATATATTCAGGTCTATTTTGCCATTTGAATATTAAATTTTATTGCATCAATCAACAAATATGTAATAATCAACATAATTTATTTATATATCATATATAATTATGATGGATCTAGTGAAACGTATATTTGAAAAAATAATAAATCCAATAAAATCCAAACAAATAGACTATAATCATAAGTTAAAAAGTAGCACAAATGATTCGCTGGTATCAACTTCTGGTACAAATGAACCAATTACAAATACATCAGCTTTATCAACATTAGAAAATAATTCTACTCATTTTTCGGATTCTGAATATAATAATTTATTGCAAGTATTACAAACATTTATGCAAAATATACATAAGGAACAGAAACAAGAAATACAAGAAGTAGATAAACCAGAATCAAATGAATTAACCGATTCAGAAAATAAAAATTTATTAGAAGTAACAAAATCACATGTAGATAAAGAAGTCGATAATCTATATACTGTAGTGGAAGAAAACGAACATAAAGAGTTGCCTTATGAAAAATTAATTGAAACACTTAGTAAATTCTTATCAAAAGAAAGCTCAGTTGAATCCCAAGACAATTCAGAGACAAATAAATTAACAGATTCAGAACATAAGAATTTATTAGAAGTAGCGAAATCACATGTAGAACATGATAACACAGATACTGTAATAAAAGAGCAAGAACAAATAGAGTTGCCTTATGAAAAATTAATTGAAACACTTAGTAAATTCTTATCAAAAGAAAGCTCAGTTGAATCCCAAGACAATTCAGAGACAACCAAATTAACTGATTCAGAACATAAGAATTTATTAGAAGTAGCGAAATCACATGTAGAACATGATAACGCAGATGCTGTAATAAAAGAGCAACAACAAACAAAATTACCTTACAATAATTTAATTAAAACACTAGGTAAATTCTTATCAAAAGAAGACTCGGTTGAATCCAAGGGTGATTCAGAGACAAACAAATTAACAGATTCAGAACATAAGAATTTATTAGAAGTAGCGAAATCACATGTAGATACAGAAAATGAACAAACAAAATTACCTTACAATAATTTAATTAAAACACTAGGTAAATTCTTATCAAAAGAAAACTCGGTTGAATCCAACGGTGATTCAGAGACAAATAAATTAACAGATTCAGAACATAAGAATTTATTAGAAGTAGCGAAATCACATGTAGATACAGAAAATGAACAAACAAAATTACCTTACAATAATTTAATTAAAACACTAGGTAAATTCTTATCAAAAGAAGACTCGGTTGAATCCCAAGGCGATTCAGAGACAAACAAATTAACAGATTTAGAAAATAAGAATTTAATAGGAGTAATAAAATCATATGTAGATAAAGAACCAAGTAAATTAGATATTGCAATAAATGAAAAAAAATATACAGAGTTACCCTATGAAAATTTAATCAAAACACTCGGCAATTTTTTATCAAAAGAAAAAACTAGCGAGTTGCAACATGAATCAGATATATTAACAGATTCAGAAGTTAACAAATTATTAGAAGTAACAAAATCGTACGTTGATAAAGATACCTATAACCCAGACAATACAATTAACGGACAACAAAAAGTCGACGAAGACACACAAAATAAAATAGAGGATGCTCGCAATTTAGTATCTATGATAGATAATTTATCTAAACAACAACAAAAAGTAATTGAGAATTTCAATGTAGATGAGGTTTTAGGTATAAATAACGAAGAAGATGGAGAGGAAGGACAGGAAAGTGGAGTAGAAGGACAGGAAAGTGGAATTGAAGGACAGGAAAGTGGAGAAGAAGGACAGGTAAATAGAGTGGTAAATGGAGTGGTAAATGAAAAATCAGGACAGGAAACTGGAATTGAAGGACAGGTAAATAGAGTGGAAGGACAGGAAAGTGGAGTGGTAAATGAAAAAGCAGGACAGGAAACTGGAGTGGTAAATGGAAAAGCAGGACAGGAAAGTGTAATTGAAGGACAGGTAAATGGAGAGGAAAATAGAGAGAAAAATGAAGAGGAAGGACAGGTAAATGGAGAGAAAAATGAAGAGGAAGGACAGGAAAGTGGAGTGGTAAATGGTAAA